CTGAGGCCAGCCCTGCGGACAGCACTGTGCGGAAGTCACCGCCAGAAATGTCGAGGAGCGGGATGCCCAAGCCGAGTGCGACTGAGATAGACACGGTGATGAAGGTTCGGAAGAACTCAATCAGCGCCTCGTCTACGCCTGTGTTGTCAATGATCCAGCGGATGCCTGCCTTGATGTCGCTATACATTCTGACTCCTTACTTCCACTCAACGATGACGACGTGCTTGAACGCTGCGCCGCCCGTCTGCTTCTTTTTGCTCGCAGCAATCTGCTTGAGCTGCTCTTCGGTCACGCTGACCCCGAACTTCTCTTTGCCCTTGCCTGATCGCGTGGGACACGCCCACTGCCATCCGTCAACGGCATCCCACGCGGCTGCGGTGACGTGACCGTAGCCGAGCGCGATGTGCTTGCGATCTTTCTTTGCCCAGTATGCCTGCCAGCGTTTATGCCACTCGCTGATCTCCACGGCTGGGTAGTCCATTGCCTGCTGCACCCAGACGATGAGTCCGGCACCGCGATGTGCGGAGATAACGACGTCATCCCACGACTTGGCATAGCGCGCCTTCGCGCCCATCTGCCTTGCCGTCTTGATCAAGTCGCCGAGAGACGAGCCGTTGTCCGACACGCCCTCCTTCTCTACAAAGCCAGTCGCCTTCGCCTTTGCCACGATGCCGTCCCCAGCGGTCGGGTCCACCTTGTAGCCAGACGCCCACGCAACGGCAGCAGCCGTGCTGGACGGTCCGCAGTCGTCAAGGATGCCGCCCTTCTCAACGTGATCGAGCTGCGACTTGACCCTGAACTTCATTCGCCGATCTCTTCCTTGATGTGCGCGGCGAGTGCAAGACCAGCCTTCTGGAAGTCGAGTGCCGCGCTGATCGGATGACCGCACGTGCAGCCCTCTGAGTAGTCGTTGCCATTGTCGCCACGCTTCCAGAGCGTGCCGCCGTAGGCGCTTGCATCGTCGTTCGGGACGAGCGCCACCCACTCGTCAGGCGCGGTGTCAATCCGCGTCCAGCCCTGCTCCTTGAGTTCCTTGATGTGATCTTCGGTTGTCATTCTTTCCACCTCCAGTATCCTGTCGCCACCCAGATGATTGTCATCAAGGCGAACAGCGTTGCCATTGTGCTCTGCGTCTGACCCTCTGGCAGTACGACCACTGCGAAGAGCAGACCGAGGATCGTCCACGAGCCTCCGACCAGATCGTTGATGATGTTCCTAAGCACGGCGACCACCCTTTCGGCTCGGCGTATTTCCATTGCCTCCCGCTGGTCCGCCACCGCCAATGTTAGCAGCCGACCTCGCTGCATTTGACGCTGCGGCAGCCACACTTGCAACTTGGCTGGCAAGGATTGCGACGGCGACCGGCTGAGCCTCTTCCTTCTCAATCGGATCAAGGTCCTTGCCGATCTCGGTGATAGCCGCGATGTTGCTTAGCAGCTCGGTCACGGCTTCGGCAACTGCCTCAACCGCAGCCCCTACAACTGGCAGAGCGGGTTCGGGTTCAGGAGTAAGTACAGGAGTGGGATCAGGAGATACGGAAGGAGGCGGCGGAGCAGTTGGCTCCACGGTTCCTTCGGGCGTCGGCTCTGGTGTGGCAGTCGGGTCTGGTGGTTCATTGGTTGGCTCCTGTGTTGGCGCGACGCTTGGAGGCGGCGCGGTTGGGATTGGGGTTGGCTCTGGAGTTACTGGTGGCTCAGGAGTCGGCTCTACAGAAGGCTCTGGCGTAGGGGTAGGAGCCACGCTAGGGCTTGATGATGGCTCTTCTGGTGTCTGGGTAGGGGTCGGCTCAGGAGTCGACTCTGGGGACGGCGTAGGGCTGCCTACGGCGATTGTGAGGAAGCCGATGCCGCAGCACGAGTCGGTGGACAGCACGCGGAAGCCGAACAGGTCACCTGCGGCCAGCACCACCTCGATGTAGCCGGTGGCTGATTGCGTGTTGCCCTCTGCAAGCGTGAGCCACTCGCCGCCCACGAGGTACTGCGGCTTGTCGTAGAACGCGCCGTCGGTCGTCAGGTATGACCAGAGGTACTGCGCCGTCTCAGCTTCTAGTGCGGTTGTGGTCAGGCTGGTTAGCGCGTTCCAGCGTGGCTGCTCAGGCAGCGGGTTGTTCGCGCCGCCAAGTGTGACGGAGCCATCCTCGTTTGTGACGACCGTGCCGTTGGAGTCGGTGCTGAAGTCCCACTCGTCAAGATCGTCAAGCGCGTAGACAGGCTGAACGAATGGCAAGACGATTGCCAATGCGAGCAGGAGTGCGCGCAACCTCACTTGCCTGATTGAGATTGCAACCACGCCAGAAGCGTGCCGATTCCTCCTACGCCGAGTAGGGCGCCAAGCCCCTTGAGAACGGCAAGGCCGCCCTTCATCTGGTCAATCTCTGCCTTGAGCGAGTCAATCTTCGCGGACTGCGCGTCCAGTCGGTCAATGATCGCGTCAACCTGGGATCGAGTCATCAGGTGGCTCCGTGGCTTCAGGCTCAGGCAGAACCTCGGACTCGCCTTCTACGATTTCAGGCAGAGGTTCTGGCTGTGGCGGCTCTGTGAATACGCCGTCAGTATAGGTGCCGCCAATCCAAACGCTTGTGCCTTGCTCCACTTCAATGATGGCAGTCGCGCCGAACAGGACGGCGTAGTCGCGCAGGAACTGCGCTTGCTGCGCTGGGTTCAGCGCACCTGTGATGACTTGCACCACGATGCTGTCTGCGTTGATGAAGGCGTATGTCATCTCAACTCCTTATGCGACATACGCAATGATGACATAGCCGCTTGACCCGTTGCCGCCAGCAGCGGCTGTAGCCTCAAACTCCCCAGCGGTACCAGAGCCAGCGGTTCTTATCGCGGCTCCACCACCGCCGCCGCCGCCTCCGCCGCTATTAGATGCAGCATTCCCGCCAGCACCTGCGCGCGCATAGTTTGTTCCGCTGTTGCTTTGCCTGACAAAACCAGCAGACGCTCCTGCCCCACCACCACCGCCATTCCCGCCAGCATTTTGCATTGGACTTATGCGAACATCTTGGATTTCTATGCCGCCATAAACTGCTCCAACCCTCTGCCCAGATGCTCCCCCGCCATTGAACCCGATTGCGCCAGATGACGCGGTTCCAGTCCCAGTTGGCGAACCAGTTGCATCAGCACTTGCAGAGCCGCCAGTTGCTGCGTTAGACGGTGTTGATGTGTACGGGTAGATGTCAAATGTGAAGGGAGCAGAACTTACTTGTGTTGTTGTTCCGAGAGTGCCTGCTGTCCTGCCTCCACCAGTGCCTCCTACATACGGCTCAGCGCCATAGATTGACACGGTGGTTGCGCCAGCAGTTCCTCCAACAGGCACAGCGGTTGTAGTCGCACCTGCAGTGTTTGCAGTTCCGCCTAGCCCGCCGCCGCCACCAGCCGAAGTGATGATGGTGCCAAAGGTGCTCGCACCGCCAGCAGCGCCGTTGCCGCCTACGCGCGCAACCGCTGCGTGAGCAGAGCCAGATACCTTGAGATACTGCTGCGCGGCAGTGCCGCCAGTGCCGCTCGCGCCAATCCCGATGGAATAACTTGCATCTGGAACATAAAGATTCTGCACGAATACCCAGCCACCGCCGCCGCCGCCAGAACCGCCACTTGCCACAGCAGTTCCATTCCCAGTTGTTCCAGTCGCAACGCCGCCTCCACCTCCGCCGCCACCTGCGCCAACTACGAGCGCGGCAACGAGATAATCAACGCCAGTTGGCTTTGTCCAAGTTGCTCCGCTCGTAAAAGTTTCCGTGACGAGGAAACCGCCGCCACCAGCCGCTGGCGAAGTCGTGGTGAGCAGGAGGCTCTTGATGGTTGCCTTCACAGAGCCAGTCACGGCTGCGGTCGTTGCGAGCGTGTAGGTCAGGTCGACATACTGCGCGGCTGAGTTGATGGCCGAGCCGCCTGGCGTGGTCGTGCCGCTGAAGGAAGTCCACGTAGCAGTGTCCAGCGCCGTGCCGATGACTGCGGTGCTGAGCGCCGTGTCGTTGGCGTCGTAGTAGATCGCGCTGAGTTGCAGATTCCACTCAGATGCCGTGCCGCCCGCAGTGCCGCTCTTGCTGAGAACCGAGAGTGCCTTCTGGCGCAGCGCGAGGTTGTCGTCGGTGAGGATGTACGAGCGGGTGCTGAGCGTCAGGCTGCTATCGGTTGCCGCCGTGCCTGGATCAAGCTCCACGCCGTAGGTCTGCGTCGCGTCGTCAAAGACCGTTGTCGCCGTGATCTGTCCGTCGCTCAGGTCCTCGATTGACCAGTACGGCAGGTCGTTCTGGTTGGCGACGATAGGCGAGTCTGGATCGGGAGGCGTGAGGTTGAAGTTGGCGTTCGGGATGCCGTACAACGCCTGCGTGCGAGCCGCGACGCCGAGTGGCGAGGCCGCGAAGGACGTGTCGGAAGTGACGATCGTGTTCCCCTGATCGTCAATGATCCCGCCACGATTGTCGGCTTGGAAGCCGCCGTCTGAACCTAGCGTTGGCATCAGCGTCTCCTCTTCACAATGTCTACGAGGCTGTTGGGGTTGCGCCTGTTGGCTGTGATTGTAATCTCCTGCAAGAAGGTGCCAGGCATCAAGTTCCACTCAACCTGCTCAACCCGATACAACCCAGTCAGGCTGAGTTCGGCGCAAGTGATGCTGACCCACTGACCAGGCTCCCACCGCTTCCGCAGCGCGAAAGTTGATGCGCCTGTCTGGTAGTAGCCGGCAGAGAAGCCATCCACATTGTGAGCTGCAGTCCCAGCCCCTCTCAGGGTGAAGTTGATCGTCTGAAGCGGCGCGTGCTGCTCAAGGAAGTACGACTTGGCTGCTCGATTGACTGCCCCTGCGGCGTCCTTCGCCGCCGTGGGGTAGTCCACGACCTGATCAAAGACTGGCGCGCCCTTGCGTTCGGCATACCCAGCCGAGCGGTAGTCCGAGACCTTGCTGACTTCTGCACCGCTCTCTGCGCTGATGTTGAAGAGCGCCTGCTTCACCGTGTTGTGGTCGTAGGCGACGGTCAGGCTGTATGGGAAGACCGTGGCGGCAGCAATCGTCGTGTCTGGGTCCTGCGTGCCGGTCGTGATGATCTTGTACGGCGCGGTCGCGTAGGTCGGCTTATTCGCCGTGTCCACGAGCTTGTAGTAGAGGCTGCGGTCAAGTCCGATCCAGTACCGGCGCTGCTTCTTGTCCTCGCCCGCATACGCCTCAACGATGCCGTCAAGGACGGAGCGGAGTGACCCCGCTGGGATGGTCAAGCCGATGCTGTTTGCACTGTTGACGCCTGCACCTGTGATGTCCGCTGTCCCTGCGGTGTTGAGCAGTCGCTGCACGCGAGGGTCTTCGTCCTTGAACGAGTTGATGCGGCTGAGTGCTGTCTGCACCGCAGCATCCTCGGACTGACCGCCTGCGATCACGAAGTTCTGCTGTGCGTTCTGGGCGCCAATCGGGGTGATCCTCGCCACGCCCTGCACCGTCCCCTTCGTGCTGACGGTCTGAGCAAAGTTGAGTGGACCAGACATCTTGATCTCAATGACCGTGCTGCTTGCCACCTTCATCGAGGAGCCGCTGAACGAGGTGTTGATCTGACTGGTGAACTTGTCGGATGTGCAGATAAAGTCCTCAAGGATCACGGTCTCGCCGCTCTTGAGATTGTGCGCGGAGGAGAAGGTCAAGACGACGATCTGAAGGCTCTTGCCCTTGAGCGCGGCCGTAGACGGAGTGATGCGTTGATCGCCAGTGCCGTTTGCGCCAGTGCTGGAGTAGGTGAAGGTGCGCGAACCTGGCACGCTGGCAACCGTGAAGGTTCCGTTCATACTTCCGCCGCCGCCAATCACCCCGCTGATCCCAACCTTGAGTCCAATGAAGAAGTTGTGCGATGACGAGGTGGTAGCGGTGACCGTGTTGCTGGATCGCACGAAGCCATCCTCGTCAATCGGATTGACGGTTCCAATCGGTCGCCCGACCACCACCAACTTGTCGAGGATCGCGTTCACCTCGTCCACTGCGATGTCGGCGATTGAGCCTTGCCCTGCGCCGTTCAGCCGCGCCACGATGTTGGCGACAATGCCGATGAAGTAAAGGTCGTCGTCTGTCGGCGCGGTACCAGTGACGACCTTGTAGAGTCGCACGCGCGCTTGGTCTGGGATGTTCGCCCACCACGGACCGTCGCTCGGCGTGTCGTCCTGCGCCACGCTGAAACTGATTGAACTCGTGTTGCCATCTCCCGCTGCGCTCATCGTCAGGCTCTCTGGGATCGCGTATGCCGCCGCTTGACGATCATTCGTCGCATAGTCAATCAGCGGCGTGAGGAGGTCACGCGAGACCACGGCAGAGCCTGCGGTTGCTGTTCCTGCCGTCCCGCTGTCATCAACCGTGAAGGTCGTGCCACTCGTGACAGTCGCGGAGTGGACGCCGTTCATCGAGGTGCCGGCAGCCCCAGCCAGACCTTCAAGCTGCACGTAGGTTCCTGTGCTCAAGCCGTGTGCGGCGCTCGTCGTGACCGTGACGGTGGACGAGACGCGGATCGCTGAGACTACGCTCGGAAGATCAACCCAAAGTTGGAAGGGAGCGGTCGCCACTTAGCGTCCTCCAGTGCGAGTTCCTGTTGATGCTTTCACGCCCTGGCCGTACTTGTAGGCGAGCGTGTTCTGCGCCTGCGTGCCGATGGTGAGGCTCACTGGCGCGATACCCATCCCAGAGCGAACATCCTCGCTTGAACCGAACCGCGTTCCTGCTGCTGAGATTGTGTTGCGCTCTCCTCTGCGGAAGTCGTTGTTGACAGCCTGCGCTGCCGCGACATCCACATTGCTAACGAATCCAAGCAACTTCAGCCCGAAAACTATTGCGTCAATAAGGGCCTTGATGGAGGTCAGCGCAATCTCAAGCGGCAGAAGCGCCAACTTTAGGATTGAGAAGGAGCCGTCGCTGCTCTCAAACATTGAGAACAGTTCTGCGAACGAATCAACCAGCGGCCGCACAAAGTTGTCTACGAGGTTTCCGACGATTGGTCCCAAGTCCGCCATCAAGTCTTGGAACACTGGCAACGCCTTCTCGGTCAGGAAGGTTAGACCTTCTTGAACGAGTGGAAGAATCTTCAAGGCAAAGTCGTCCATTGCGCCGTTGAACTTTTCTTGGGCGGCGAGCAACTTCCCGCTCGTGCTGTTTGCCAACTCTTCAGCGATCCCTGCGTACTTCAGGTCAGCGGCCGCGAGAATGTCCTTGAGTTTCGCCCCTTCTTCCACCTCGATTCCGAGCGCCTTGAGTCCTCGCGTCTGGCCTTGCGCTGCCTTGCCAAGAATTTTCATCACATCGCCAAGTTCTTTTTCCTCTACTGCGGCGATGTTGGCGGCGACTGCGTTCGCCTTGAGCAAGTTCTCTTGATTCTTGAAGAATCGGCTCCCGACCTCGATGCCCCTTCGTACGTTCTCGCCCTCTAGTCCGAATCGCTCAAACGCCTTGACTTGCGCCTCAACTTTGGGACCGAGGGCATCGAGGTCAAATCCTCGCTGGCGCAGCGCGGCGTTCGTAAGGATGATGGATCGCTCTTCGCTCATCGCGCCCTTGATGGCTGTCGCGGTGAACGCGGCAAGGGCTGTAGCGGCGATCACGGCTCCCGCGGCAATCGCCTTGAACGCGGTCCCTGCCGCGCCACGGAGTCGGCCCATCGCCTTGCCTACGTTGCCAATCGGCTTCGTCGCAGCGTCCTTTGCCGCGATGACGAAGTTCGCTGAACGATCAGACCCGAATGCCATTGGTCACCTTCTCTTGAACTTCAAGATCGTGGCGCGGAATGCGCCGTTGTTGAAGAATGATTCTACCGTCTTCGCCATTGCTTCCATCGCAGTCTTCTGGTGCGCTGCGTTCTTGGAGACTCGCGTCACGAACGGATTGGCTGGAACAGCCTTGACTGCCTTCGCGCCGTTCTTGGTCTGACGCACCCCGCTGATCCCAGAGGTCACGAACCAGCGATACCACGCTCCACCACTTCCACCATCTCGGCTGCGTCCAGCCCTCGGACCGACCACCGCAGCCGGTGTGCCGAAGCGAGCGCGGCGTGCAGTGACCGACTTGCGGAGGCGTCCTGGCGACTTTGTGGTTCTGCCGACTGGAGCCTCGGC